ACTTGTGTTCAAGCAGGGTCGTTAGTTCCTACTCCGTCCATTCAGGACTGCTGCATGTTTCCATGCAGGTCAGACTATATCTTCACCCTCTGTATAAAGAGGGGCTAGGTGCTTCCACCCACTTGGGTGTACTCCCTTACGGGATAGTCGTTGAACCTTCCTCATGAAATTGAGGCTCGGCTGCTGATTGTCGGCAGCTACCACGCTACTACGAGTTTCCAGCAATTCTCCTAGTTACAACTATAGATTACTCTATAGCGGCCCATTCATCTTAGGCGAGATATTTGCAATTGTTGCGGAAACGTCTTCCGCCATACCAACAACGGTATAGGTTTGTAATGTAGCCATGTTGAAATTACCTTTTGAAAATTAGAATGATTATTCCCAGCCAGACATAATTGCCGCTGCTATATCATCAAGATCACTACCCCTGGATGCACTGTTACGCAGTTTGTCCTGAGTCGCTTTTGCCTTCTGTTGTTTAACATCAGACTTGGTGAGAGGCGCTTTCTTTGATCGCAAGATTTTCTTAGCTGCTGTCGATTTCTTTTTAGTCGCCACAGATTTACTCTGGTCGTATAACCTAGCTTTGTTTAAAAGCATGATTACAGTCGGGTCTGTAAACTGATTTACTTCGGCTTCTGCGAGTCCTCGGGATATCGCATATTGACGGATATCGTTGTACATAGAGTTGGACCAGTCAGGTAGTTCAGCCTGGAGAACCTTCACACATTCTTTCGCAGCTACTTGCTGCTGTTGTGCTTGTTGCTCTCGAGCATAACCCACTAGTTGGTCTGACTCTTCAGTTAGAAATTTAAGCTCATCTTGAGCCGACTTGCTTTCGGCACGGAGCGCAGCAAAATCATCTGAAGACATTTGTTTACTCGCAAGGAGCATGTCAACTTCTGCATATGGCTTGTAGCGTTCCTGAGCACGATTGATCATCGCCTGTAGTGTTGCTGTTGATTTTTGCAGAGACTCATCGGCCTGTTTTTTCTGGGCTGCTGTCTCTTGAGACTTACGAGTTAAAGATTGCTCTTGGCCGTAGAGTCGTTTCAAGTCTTTTATGGATGCCTGCTTCGATTCGCCATCGACAGTGATTTCTACCAACGTATCTTCGTCCAGGTCAATTTCTTCTACCTGGTCTTCCTGGTCTTCATCGGTGTCTTCTGACTCTTCGTTTTCTTCTTCAGGGTCCTCACTTTCTTGATCTTGTTCTTCACCTTCGCTTTCTTCATTTTCAGATTCGTCACCAGTCTCATCGGTGTCTTCATCTGTTGCCTCTTGAGACTGTTCAGATACCTGATCTTCTTCAGGGTCATTCCAATTTCCAAGAATTGCGTCCACTGCATCATCGACAGAGTCGAGACCGTGGTATTCCGAAGTGGTTTCTGCTTGGACGTTATCAAAATCTGACATGATCCTATTCCTCTTCTGAGCGGCTTTCGCTTGCTCTCTCATTAATGTCATCGCGTATTGCGACTCGTTGTTTCAGGGTGTTGACAATATCTACCAAGGCTTTGTAGTTCTGGTAAGCACCTTCGCGACTGTCGTTTTCCCCAGGGCTGGATGTAGCAAATGACTGAAAGGTCATATCTACCAGGTCATTGACTACTGAGTTAAAGGCTTCATTTTTAAGTAATGCCTCGGCTGCCATCCCATCGTTTATTAACTGCTCTTCTGTCTTCATTGTTGATTCGTCTCCTTAAGACACATACAAAAAAGCCCACCGAAGTGGGCTGTGGTTCCTGACTATCTCTAGCCATTTGGTGATGCAATAGCGGTCACTTCCTCGGCATTTTGTGCCAGTACAAGTTCTGCCATGTTCATATCTTTCTTGTGCTCCAGTTGGTCAACTTTGTGGTCCAGTTGATCGCTAGTGATTGCGAGTTGGTTCTCGAGCTTCATGCGCTCTATCTCGTTCTTCATCTCGGCCATCTGCATATCCATTTGTAGCTTCATCTCGCCAACTGCGGTCTGACGTTCTTGCAGTTCCAATTGCTTCTGTAGCATTTGTTTCTGCATCTCTTCCGCTGGATCTGGTTGTGGCTCTGGTAGCTCCTCTGGGTTCGTGAGGTAGGTGTCCACATCCTTGATACCTGACATGGTCATTATCTTCTTGGCCAACTCGTACTGGTTGTCCTGCTGATACATCACTGACAGATTGGGATCTGCTGAGAGCATTGCGTGGAGCTGGAGGTACTTCTCAGCTTCTTTCTGCTGTTCGCCATACCCTAGGTGCATCTCAATAGTGACGTCACGCTTTTCCTTCCAGGCGCGAGGGTTGACCTCTACATACCTGCCTGACAGCTCAACGATCTTGTCCTGGGTCTCATTCTCAACACACAGTAAGTAGACTTCCTGGAACAGTGGTTTAACAAACTGTGACGCAAAGTTCCTGGCAATTATCTTCTGGCGCTGCTGCGACATAGTCGCCAACTGTTCAACCATAGCGGCTGAGTTTTGCTGGCTTAGAGCATCTTTATTCAGGCCCTGACTGATCTTGGATACACCAGTAGTGTCCTCTTTATCCTCGTCCAGCATAGCGATGGTCTGGAAGATAAAGGGGTTCAATGGTGCTTGCATCATAGGAGAGATAGCATCAGGTCGGGTCACATTGACTAGGCCACCTACGCGATTGTCTATAAGTTCCCGAGGGTTCGTAAGACCGCCCTTGAGTACTGTGTAGCGTGGGTTGTTGGTGATCATTGCGTGATCGAGGATAGACCTGGTTAACACGGTCCTGGCATTCTGGGTAGCAATTACCTTTGACGAATAGTTGTTGCCATAAAATGTGTGTGGGACGGGTAGGGGACAGAAGGTCACAAAAGGACGTCTAGTAGCCTTAGCTTTCTCGAGGAGTACGTTGCCTGCTTTCACTACCCGGTACAGCTCGGCTTCACCAGTAGCCTCTACGTCTAACATTATGTAGGCTTCATAGACCATTACTGTACGGACTTGGTCCTGGTATCCGTCAGAGTCAAAACCACGGCCATTGCCTATATTTTCAAACCGTGCAAGGACCTCTTGGTCAGTCTCTAGGTCAACATCGTTATGCTCACCTATCTTGTCGATCTTGGACTCGTCATAGCCCATCAACCGGAGTTCACTGATAGTTTTCTTGGTGCGGTGGGCACAGAAGTTTACGTCTTTAAGATTCTTTGCCTGGGCTTCTATTAGAAACTCTTCTGGAGCAATGTTTTCTATGACTACCTGGGAAGTGTCTACCTCAATACTAATAGTGCCAGTATGGAGACCTAGGTCATCTTCCTCATCCTCTACCAGGTCAACACCATCTTGTGCCAGGAGCATGTCTAGCTCGTCTTCAGTGAGGTCCTCAAAGTCTTCATAGTCATACTCAGTAGACTCTTGCCAAAAGACTTTCACGACACCCACGCGAGCTACTAGTCCATCGAATATTACGCTGCTCATGATGTTGTAGAGGTCGTTCTGTCGGTGACACACATAGTCGGTGTACTCGGTGCATACCTGCGCCATTTGGACATCGTCTTGGTTCTGTGCAGCAAACTTGACTGTCTTGTTACCGCTACTAAAAGTTTCTAGTAGTGCAGCGCGAAGGGACTCAACTGCGTCATACACATCGAGTGAAACATACTTAGAGTTCCCATCGTGGATTGGCTTTGGCAACGTCCCGTTGTAGTAGTCGATGACTTTACTACGCTCAGTGCTTAACTCGCTGTCGGAATAGCCCACGGACCTACCGATGCAGTCATCGATAAGTGTGACAATGTTTCCGTCATCAAGTTTCTTGTAGTCTTTTTTAGCCATTTTTATACCATCTCAATATAGTAGTTGTCTGTCGATTCCACGGGTTCCCAGGCGCCCTGGTGAACATGATTTGCTATTGCCAGGCTCATGACACAGTCATCAAAGCAGCCAGCCTCGGCCTGCATTGCGCCAGACTCGGTGACGATATAGCTCATCATTTCTCTGACGGTAACTTTGTCATTGAGCTCAATCTCTTTCTCACGCATCGATGCTCGGAGTTGGTCAATGATCAAGGGCTTGGTTTTTGATGTAGTTGTGAAACCTAGTTTTATAGTTTCTCGGTCGGTCAGTTTATCGACCTGGACCTCGGTGTAGAAATTAGGGTATGCCAGGTCTTTACCTAATCTAGTACAGGTCAAGATGCCGTGCGAGTTGTTCTCGACAGCAACTAAAGCATCGTTGTAATAGGTTCCCAAGGCATAGAGTATTTGGGCAAAGTAGTCCGGGTGAACGTGTGCCCTAAAGCAGGCCACCTGACGTTTCTTACTGTCGAGTACCTGGGCAACACTGTAGTCACCGTCACGCAGTCCCATTGCAGGGTCAGCGCCGATACAGTAGCTTTCACCGGGCACATGTTTACGCCAGGTAAACAGTTCGCCCCTGGCATTGTCGCGCCACTCGTCATCTTCCCAAGCTAGGCGCTGCTCTAAGTCTCTGGTGTCTGCCAGTGAGCCTACAAGCTGCTCAGGGTTAAACACTGGGCGACCTGTGTTTCTAAAAGCTGACTCAGGCGAGGAGGGGTACTCCTGGTTGAAGAGGTCTAGCCCGTTTTGGGCTATCTTCTTCCTGCGGAACATTAGCTGCTCATCGTCCAGGTCATACTTTTTGGCTAACTCAATTTCTTCAGGAGATCGCTCAAACTTAGTCGTAACAGGTTCCCGATACTCAGGACCAGCAAACCAAGGAATAAACACAGGCACATAACCGTTACTACCATCAACTGCACCAGCCCACAGGTCGTGAAAAATACCTGTAATACCGTTCGCTGTGCTTTCGACAAAGATGGCAGTGCCTGGCGTATTTGGGACAGCCTGAGTGAGACCATTCCAGTTATCGAGTGCAGTGCTCTTTTGCCAAAATGCCAGCTCACTTGCGTGAACGTGTGTAAGCGTTTCGCCCCTGCCGATACTTTCGCCACCAGCAGTAGCCACAACGAAACTAGAATCAAGAACATCAAAATTCATCTCCCTGCGACTAGAGTATTTCGTGTGGGGTTTTAAGATGTCGGGGCAGTGTTCGTGGAAGCGTTTGGTCATGTCAAACAACGCCCTGGTACTATCCGCATGGTGGGTAATAACCATCGCCTTGCTGGCGGGTCTTTGGCTTACAGAGAAGTAAAGGTAGCCACCTGTGTATGTACTCAGGCCCTGCTGCCTAGCTTTTAGGATGATGACTCTCACCTTACCTTCAGCGGCGACTTGCTCTGACACAGCTTTGTCTAGAATACACTGGGCAGTGTTTAACTTTAGGGGGGATATATCGCCTGTCTTTGTGCGGATCTTCAGTGCTGCTTTTGAATAGAAACTGAAATCAGTTAATAGCTTTTTCCGTATCGCTTTCAATTGTTTGTTCTGGGTCATCACTAATCTCATCCTCGATTAAAAGTGAAGCCAAGAAGTCCTCAGCCTTGTGTATCGCAACGTCCGATTTTGATGCTGGTTTGGACTTAGTAAAGTCTAGGACTAATCTAGCTGCTGCTAGTCGCTCTCTCGTCTCACCTACCAGGCGCATCACTTCGACTGCAGTTTGCAGTGCTTCTTTTTGATACTCATCTTCAATGTTAAATTTGTCTGACATAATCTCAGTTATCCTTTTTGCATCTTTCTGTGCTTGTGCTCGAATAGGGGCAATGGTCTCTTTTCTGTAACCATCAGGTACGCCTCGAGGGCGCCCGCCGTTTTTACGAGGCTTGGTTGACCACTCCAGTCGTTTTGCTCTTCCCTCTGGTGTGTCCATCAGGGTTGAGAAATAGTTCTTCTTGGGAGCTTTTTGAGGTTCTTTTGCTGGCTTTGGTGGGGACTTTGCTCTTTGCTTTCGGGCTTTGGTTTCCATTGATTTCTCTCTCAATAATTTCAGCGACAATTGCTCTACTTCTTGCGGACTGGTGGCAGAACATATCCAACGGCATCTCAGACAGAAGCTCAGTGAGCATTACACTGCGCTGGTCCTGGCTGAGAAGCTGACTGTTTTTTATACACTGGATTGCATCGAGGACATCTAGGATTTCTATTACGGTGGCTTTCATTGCATAACTCTCCTTATGCTTTTTTAAGCAGTGAGTGCTCCTGGTTGAGGTGTTAACGCACCAGGGTTCTTCTTTTCTTCTTCGTCATCTTCCATCTGTGCAACGCCAGCCATGATGATGGCTAGGACAGTCACAATAGGATTGGCATGGAACGACACTGGGATTTTGCTTGAGTTAAAGTGGCCCTGGATCAGCTTGGCTGTTTCTGGAGCTACCTTTTTCATAAGTGTCGGATTCATTACATAGAGGATGACCGGGTCTACAGAGAACTCAGCATTATTGCGCTTGTACTTTGTGTAGTCCGTATCTTTGGAGTAGTAGTCCTGGTAAATCTTACGATTCATTTTCAAAAGATTAGCAGTACTTTCGGTGGATAACCCTTCGCCTTTCATCTCATCTATAAACTGTTTTTCCCACTTGATGGGAGAGTCTCTCAGAAACGAGGTTCCTAGCTGAGGGTTCCCTTCAAAGAAGACTTCAGTTTGATCCTGGATAGCTTCGATTTCGGCACGGATCTTCTTGGCTCTCTCCAAAGTTTTCTTGTTGAAATCATTTGGTGTTGCCAGGGCATTAGTAAGTATCTGCCCAATCTCTGCCCGGAGGCTTCTTTGGTTAACACCTAGTCTTCCACTGCTCTTTGGGTGCATGTTGGCCATCGAGTAAGACTGTGTCTCACCGTTACCTGGTGACCTGCTTTCAAGTGCATGACCGATGTTCTCATGGATCAGTGTAATCAGGAATTCTAGGTTAGTGATTGGTTTACCATCCGAAGGACTACGGACACCGGCAGCTAGAACTCGGGCTTCACCTAAAGAGTCACCAATGTCTGCGAAGTTACCAAGACTTGTGTCATTAGTAGATTTACCCGAGGCCGCTAAGTAGTCCCCTCGATTATCAAATATCCTTGGGAATATATTAAGGATCTCTGCAATCTGGAGAATATCAGCTTCGGTGCTTACGCCTTTTTCAAACTTGCTACCAGGCTTACCAATAGCAACCTCAAAAGCCTCTTCGGCTTTGGGCATACTATCTTTGGTATTGGCCGGAGTAGGGCGGGCCATGTTGGGGATTACATCGGGCTTCCCGAATGGGAGGTCGAGCTGTGCGGAGTCCATTTCTAATGCAGGAGCACCCAAAATGCGAGAGTCAGATAGATTAGCTGAGTCTGTCTTGTTGGCGTCGAACTGGGCGTTTACTGAGCGGTACTGGCTAGGGTAAAAGGCAACCATTGTGTAATGCCCATCTGAATCGGGCAGTTTTAGGCCATCATACCCCTGACCAATTAGCTCATCGATGCCAAACTTGTCGTACTCATTCCACCCCGCAGGGTTTTTAATCCTGTGGTACATCTTTTTAATAATACCTTTACCTTGAGCGCCTACGTCTCCAGATTCTATTGCAGTCTTGTCTGTTGTAGACCAAAACTGATCGCCAATAGAGCGGGCAGGGTCAAACGCATCAAAATCTGTGGCTGTCCCGTGGTAGACAGGTGTACTGGTATCAAACCCCTGTTCCTCTGCTCTAGCCATTCGGCTTGCTTCATCCATATTGAGACCAGGACTTGGTAAACCTTTTGAATCCATAGGATCACTCAGTGACTCAACTTCGTCCTGGGCTGTAAGTACTTCCTGCTTACTGACCTGCTGCTGTGTCACCCTCTCGATGTATGGCGCCAGGTACTTATCGATTGCCTCTGGTGAGACCTTCTGTTCCTGGAGTCTTTTGTACATGCTTTCGAGGGTAGCAACTGGGTTAATACCCAGGTCAAGCTGTAGGTCCTGGAGTGCCTTAAGCAGTAGGGCCTTCTCTACCTTGGGAATGCTGTCGTCAGCGTTTAGCTCGTCACTAAGTGCGGCTGCAGCCTTACGATTGTTCTCTATGCCACGCTGGTAGTTTTCTTCCTGGCGACTGAGTTTAACCTGGGCGCCTTGTTGGGCAGCCCCACGCTCACGCTCGATCCAAAACTGTGGATCTGGGTTTACTCTAGGCTTAAGTATCCGTATTAGACGAGTTAGGTTAGGGACTTTACCGCCACGGACTATTGACTGTTGTGCTGCTATAGCTGCGTCAACCATTTCAGGATTTGGCTCTGTCTCAATAACCTGATCAAGCAGGTCCATCAACTGCTCGGTGTCCAGACCTAGTATTTGTGACAGTTGGCCTTCAGGACCTAAGGCAGCAGGCATACCGCCCTGATTGTAGATTCGTTCGTCAAGGTCTGCATCGTTTTGAGCCTGCTGCTGCACCTGAGCTTCTTGCTGTACCTGGGCTTCTTGGGCTTCGCGTTCAGCTGCTTCCTGTGTCGCAATGTTTTCCATCCGTAGACTTGGTCCCGTAGGCCCAGGCATTCCCGGCTGTCCACGATTCTTTCTGACAAACCTGTCAACGACCGAGCGCCTTCCGGTAACCTTGTCTATCATACGCCCAGTGCCCTGAACAGCGGCTTGAGCAAGTAGTGAAGAACCGCCAGTAGATATGGCTGCGCTGCCAGAAATTAAAGGGCGTAATAACCGCTCTGTTGCCACAGCACCTTTGTCGTAACCAATCCCACCGCCCAAAGGGGCAAACTGGTCTGTAATTTTAGACACGCCGCCCTGGTAACCATCGTTGTGTAGCTGGGTTAGCTGGTTGAGCTGGCGTAGTACCATTAATGCTTCCTGACCTTCCCGTGTATCGCCTGCCAGTGATTCAAGGGCTGCCATTTCTTGGGCGCCTACGGTACTTTTTGTTTTGTTGCGTCCTTCTCTATAGGCTGCAGCTGCCAGTATTTTTTGACCGACCTCATACAGGGTGTCTTGGTCTGTGACAGCTACTCTAGACTTTAGGTCGTTAAACAGCTGCTTCAGTTGCTCAGTGTATTGAATGTGAGCCTTGTCTACAGTTTCGCGGGCACCTTGAGATGACATTTTGTCAATATCTGTGAGGTCATACCCATTTGCTTCTGCAATCTCAGCCAAACGCTGTGCAAAAGATGCTGCTGCTTGTTGGTCCGCTGGAGATCCACTATTACCACTACCACGGACTAGGTTTGTTGCTGCTCCTAAAGTCCCTATACCACCCTGTGCAGCTACCGATGTGGTGCCACCGAGTACGGCTGCTTCTAAGGCTCTGTCACCGAGTTCCTGTGGAGTGTACTCACCGCCTTTAATGGCTGCCGAACCTATTGAGAGGCCCTCCTGGGCAGTCTCAGTGGCCGCCTCAATACCAGTCTTCTTAAGTACGCTGGCTGCTGCTTCGGCGAACCCTTTTTGTGCTAATTCTTCGCTAATTTGCTCTGCCGTCATTTTCATCAGACGGTCTTTTGGTATTACATTTTTTGCGCCAAATTTGTCAAGGAAGCCTATTAAAGCACCTACGCCTGCGGCCAATTTAGCGTCATAGTCACCTGTTTTTTCTTCTTGTTCAAACGCAGACTCACCAGCACCCATTGTTACTGCGCCGACTGTAGTAACACCCCCAATGAGAGCAGCCAGGGGCATGGAAAACGGAGCAGTTACTGCTGCTGCTGCACTACCAATTAAGGCTGCGCCACCTGAAGCTGCGTTCTCCGCTGTTTTCTCTGCCGCCCAGCCAATTGCTGACCCTAGACCATCTTCGTTGTAGGTCTCTCTCAGGCTCTTGTTGTAGGTAGGCTGATAGCCTCCAGCAGCTATATCTTTATCCTGCTGTTCAACTACTTGAGACCCGTACTGCGTCATTGCATCTGAGCCAAATAAACGTCCACCAACCTGCACACCTTTACCTAGTACTTTTTGAGCCTGGTCAACAGAGTAGTCTAGAGCACTGTCTTTAGTGTCAGCCTTGTCCGCTGCAACTTTTGCCTGGTAGGCAGCCATCGGATCAACGGGTTGCTGTGGTTGAGCTGTTGGCTGCTGCGCTGTGTACTGACTCTTATAAAGGTCATCAAGAGTTCGAGCGTCATCATAATTACCCTGAGTAAAGGCATACTGTGCGGCAGTTTTAATTTCGTCTAACGTAGGAGCAGCAGCCATAGTGGGCCTCATGTGTAGGGGTGATTATTTACTGGGGGTGTTGTTTTTCATTGCGTCTAACTGTGCCTGGGTTAAGGCACTTGGGGCTGCTGCTGGAGCTGAGGAGCCTGATCCTGGGGATGTGTAGGAGTTTGCAAAGCCCACGCCAGAATCTAGACTTACTTGTGTCCCGTTGCGTATCCTATTTTGGATCATTTCTATATTCTGTCTACGAGCAGTGAGCCACGAAATCCAGACCGCTTCCTGCTGGTCCATATTAGGAATACCCTGCTGGAACAAAGCCATTTCGGCGTTACTAATTGCACCTTTAGTCATTGCAGTTTTAAGTAGCGTATCGTTGACAATAATGTCTTTCAGGCTGAGTACGAAGGCTGCTCGTTCTGGGTCTGCAGGAGCGCCACCAGGCAGAGGTAAGCCACTACTGTCCTTAAATGCTTGGTATCTAGAATCTAGAGGGCCAGTAACTGTGTCTCCATATTTGATAAAGCCTGCGAGCGCACTGTCAAACTTTGACTTGGTGTTATCCATAGCCTGCATTTGTTCTAGGGACTCAAGAGCGGCTGTGGAAGTCTTTGACTTAGCCATTCTGGCGATTTCGTTTTCTTCGATCTGTTGGTTCTGCGCTCGCTCTGCTTCATAGATTTCGGCTGAGGTAGATCCCATTGCACCAACTTGAGCCATGCCGCCCTTGGCATTCATAATGTTGCCACCGTAGCGTCCCATTTTTTCAGCAAAGCTCATTTGCCAGGGTTCTTTTCCTGTCTCTTCAACAGATCCTTGTGGGGCTGTATCAGGAGTCTCAAGTGCAGGAGCTGGTACCTGATCCTCTGACTGAGGGGGTACGTTTTTTTCTTGACCGGGCACACCTGCCAGAATAGGGTCAGGAGTAGTTCCTGGAGCAGCTACTGGAGTAGTTCCTGGAGCAGCTACTGGAGTAGTTCCAGGAGTAAGTATAGGGGCTGCACCGTTTGTCAGAACAGGGGCTGGGCGAAAGGGTACTACCTGCCCAGTATTAGGGTCTCTTTGTTCTTGGGTGTTTTGAGAATCCATTGACCACTGAGTTAAGGGGCCACTGCCTACTGCACCTCCGAGTCGATCTGAGTATTCCTGCTTCCAAGGACTAGTAGGTGGCGGGGTTGCAAAATCTTTGTCTGCTTGGTAACCCCAGGGGATTGCACGACCGTTTGCTATATGGTCATCCCTGACTTTTTGACGCTGGATGTTTTGGAGGCGCTTTTGTTCGTCTCTGGCTGCTAAATCTTGTAAATAGCCCATTAGTTACTTCCTCCAGATTTTTCAGCCTTTCGTTTAGCATTCCATGCATCAAAGTCGCCTCTCATACCACTGCCCATCGCATAACCACCTTGAGCACCACCGATGGCTGCCATTGTCGTATTGTTCTTCTCTGTAACATCGACAGACGATGAGGTGTAATCGGCCTTGTCCAGGATACCTTTCTTGTATTTGATTTCTTGGTCCAGAGCAAAGTCACGGTCTCGCTCGAATGAACTTCTTTGATCATCAAGTGCGCCCTGGTTGTAATTTCTGTAGCCCTGACCTGCACCTACCATCATGTTTCCAGAGGCGCCGATGTTACTCATGCCCGAGCTAAACCCGTTGTACATTCCTTGGTTCGCACTCATGGCATCGGCAAACTGGTTCTGCTGCATAGCGAGGTGCTTGTCTTGCTGACTCTGGTTAATAGTGGCAGTCATGTCTGCATAGCGGTCATTGAATCCTCGAGTAGCAATTCCCTGGGCAACACCGGCTCGTGAGGAGTTCATGTTTCCTTGCCCACTGGCAGTGCGATCAATGCCAGGCATTGTCTGCTCGGTAAATTGACGCATAGGATCACGCATGGCTGCGTCTACAAGTGGCTGACTTGTGCCCAGGGCATACTGCTGTGCAGCACCCATACGATCCTGACCAGCCTGGTCATAGAGGTCCTGGTAGTTGTTTGCAAAGCCTCTCGATGCATTAGCAATATCAGCAGCGTTCCTACCTTGCTCCAGACCCTGGTTGCCCAGGTAATCATAGCCAGACTCTTCGTAGCCATTCATGTCTGCGTAGGTTTTGCCCTGGTAAGACCCTTGCTCAAGAGAGTTATTGAGGGCGTCTTCACCCCGGTCATATGAACGCTCGATGTATGGCTCAGAGAATTCGTAGGAGCGCATATCATCGTCACGCTGCTGCTGTATCTGCGCGTTGTGCGATTTGGCTGCTTTGCGGCCTTGGACTGCGCCATTAATTGCCATTACCGCTGGGATTGCTGCTGACATGTCTTACCTCAATCTTGTTTGTCTAATATATAAATGTCGTGGTTTTTTCCATCCGAACATTCGCCGTTAACCAGTATTTCAAAGCCCATCATTTCTAAAAACTTACGATGCTTTTTGTTATCCATGTGAACCGCAATCAATGGTGATTGACGCATGGACATAAGAAGGTCTAAGTCTTTTAGAAGTTGTTTTCTGATGGTCTTGCTGTACTTGTGGACATCGCAGTGGATGATGGTGTGGCTTTCAACTTGTTCGTAATGGACGGTGTAGTGTTCCCTCTCCATGACTAAAGTTCTCATGGGGGAGTAGGCCAAGTAACATCGTCAATAGAAGTTACATCAGCATTGTCAGCGGGTATATCTCGAAGGGTTTGTCGGTAGGTAGCCCACGCTGATTTCTGAGTGTCACTTAGGGGGCTATCGGGAAACTGAGTCCAGTCGGATACAGCTAATTTTTGATTCCTTTTAAATCTAACTTCTGGCTTGAGTAACCTAATTAACTCTTCATCAGTAAGATTTACAGGCTCTGGTTTATTACACACAACACCAGCGACAACCATTTGCGAAGAATCATTGGCTATTCCTTCCATGACCAATTCGCCATCTCCTGCCTGTAAGTTAATGTCGCTATCGGCGCAGTTTCCCGACCTTAAAATAAAACCTTGATCATCATATACAATAAACTGTGTCATTTTTTAAGCTCCGTAGTTATTAAGCTACGCTTGCTTACCTGGGCAAAATCGCCATCTCTTTGCACCTGTAAAGTATAAGTGGCACTTCCTCCAGAAGAGTTGGTGTCTATGAAGCTGCCGTTGACCATTTGTATTAAATCTCGCTCTACGAATTGTTGTTTGGCCAAAATCCCATAAGCCAATACAGTAGCTGAACTCCTTTGGATTCTTACTTCAAGCGTGCTGTAGCCATCATCACCTGCGTCCCAATCGCCAGCTTTTACTTTACTTAAAAATGACCAGAATATTTCTGTGGGCACGTTTGCTGACTGAGTAAATGCGATTGACTGGATGGTCTGCCACCCGCTCTGGACGTTAGAAATTGCATAATTAGTGTAATAGTCTGCAGAAGTAAATGCCCCGCTTGCGGCAGTTACTGCATTATCAGTAATCTTAGCCGTACCGATAGATAGGTTACCTATGTGGGCCGAACCCATCGTTACAACACCGTTCTCGATGTCAAACACCTGAGTACCAGCCTCACCAGCGGAATCTGAGGGATCAACAATCGTAAACTTGTCAGCTAGTATTTTAAAAGTGCCAGTCGTGCCATCGTTGTTCTGAGAAAATCCTGTGACATAGCCGTTGCTGTTTAGCGTCACTCCATACTTAGCGAGGAGGGTATTGTCTGCCGCTGCTCTAGCAGTAGCTTCAGTAGTAACACTGGCTGCTACTGTAGTTATTGCAGCTTCTCTATCTGAAACTTCAGTAGTAAGGCTGGCTGCTACAGTTTCTCTTGCAGTAGCCTCAGCAGTGTCTGCCGCTGCTCTAGCAGTAGCTTCGGCAGTAACACTGGCTTCTACTGCTGTAATAGCGGTTTCTCTGTCTGAAACTTCAGTAGCAACACTTGCCGCAACAAGTTCTCTAGCTGTAGCCTCAGCAGTGTCTGCCGTTGCTCTTGCCGTAGCTTCTGTAGTAACACTAGAGGCTACTGTGGTTATATCCGTAGCTAAACCCGTATCTGCAGCTTCCCTAGCTTCAGTTTCGGTGACAACGCTTGCCGCAACGAGTTCTCTGGCAGTAGCTTCTGCAGTGTCTGCGTCAGCCCTAGCAGTAGCTTCTGTAGTCACGCTGGAAGCTACTGTGGTTATGTCCGTAGCTAATGTGCCATCGGCTGCTACTCTAGCTTCAGTTTCAGT